GTTGATAGCCAGGTCAGATGTCTCTGACTACACCGGAGCGCTTGTCACGCCTGTAAAGGATGATGAGGAAATCGAAACATACGGTGTACCAGCAGATTTGAAGACTATGGTTGAATACCAAGCACTCGGAAAAGTACGAACAGACGACGGATTGAAGGATTTGATGCGCTTCTTGGACAAGGAGTGGAACAAATCTGAGCTTAGCTGGTCCACAAAACTGGCTTACAAGCGCGCAGCTACCGTCATCTACTACACAATCCCTGTCGAGGAACAGAGGATGCAGCGATACATCGCGGGTGACGAGACCCGTGAGCTACTCGCCGAACTTGAAGAGTTGCGTCAAGTGCGAGTGAATTCCCAAATGAGGTCGTGGTGGAATCCGCGACGTTATTTGTGGGATTAGGACAGTCGCAGTCATGCGGTTTGTTGTGCGGGGACACTTAAGGAGAAAACATTAGATCCTGAGTGTTCATTAGTCGCGGGTGTACCGCGTTACCATTGTGATTCTGTCATAGAGTATGCCGAGTTGTGTGAGATGCCTTACGCTACTAAGTATTACCTACAAAATGCCTGCAAGTGCAACCAAGTACTGGCAGCCACCAATAGGGTAATATGTAAGTGGCCAGAGGCAACGAATGCTATTAAGTCCCTTCAGTGGGTAGGCAAAGCTCTTAGCAGGTCGCTAGGTCAACGTGAAGTTGTGTCGTTCGATGAGTGGGGGAAGCACTATTCCGGAAGGAAGAAGATGCGTTACCTACGTGCCGTTCAGTCTTTAGAGACACGACCCATCCAGCGTACTGATGGATATATCAGTGCTTTTGTGAAACTTGAAAAAGTTGAAGATCCTTATAAAGATCCGAGAATGATACAGGCACGAGGTGCCAGGTACAATGTTGAATTGGGAAATTACCTTAAAGCATTTGAGCACGACTTCTACCATCTACGTGGTGAAGATGTCCGAACTCCATTCGGACAGCAATGCTTTCCATCAGGAAGACTGATGGTTAAGGGAATGGACCAAGTTGGCAGAGCTGCCTTACTAACTCAAAAGTGGAACCAGTTCAAAGAACCAGTTCAACTAGCGCTAGATTGTAGTAGATTTGATGGTCATTGTAGTGTGGCATTATTGGAACAAGAACATGCAATGTATTTTCGACTGTTCAATAATGACCCATATCTCAGGAAGCTTCTATCAATGCAATTGAAGAATGTATGTTATACACAAGGAGGTGTTAAGTACAGTGCACTAGGACGTAGAATGTCTGGTGACATGAACACCGCAATGGG